CTCGGTATCGGTACACGTTTCATTAGAACTACCCATTGGAATCCCTTGAAAGTAACTTTTCTAGCAGATTGATAACCCTATGCTCTTGCATTTCAATCTCATCTTGAGATGATTTAGGGTCTTGTGCCACTGTCATTAAGTCGTGCAAAAACACATGAAGTAACTCATGCAAAGCAGTCTGATCTAGAGACTCAGGTGTGATCTTCTCAGCACCAAAATCACCTAGTCTGTAAGTAGCCAACCTAGCAGAAGCATTAAACTCCACAGAAGCCATAGCAGCCTTTGCTGCCTTGCTTCCTTTCTCTATTCTCCAATCACCCAAACTCAACACTTGTTGCCACTTTCTGACACTTTGTGCAAACAGTTGTGATTGTTCTGGCGTAGGAATGTTCGACATTTCAACACCTTATACAAGTATTGTTACAGTTTAATTTAACAAGGCACACTCAGCAACACGTCTTTTTGTCAGACCTGCTAAAACTTTACCACCGCCTTTGTTCCACAACATCAGTTGCTCTTTAGCCCCTTCCCAATCTTGGGCATTGATTTTCCGCTTTAGAGTAGAAGTTTGGAGTCTGCCTATACCAAGGTTGTAGCAGAAGTCCACAATGGCATTGCACTTACGCTCATCTGTCAGAAGTATGGGGCAGTTTCTGACAACGCCTGGTAAGTAGGTATGCTCTAGCTCAACCATTAAAAGCAAATGAGCCTCTTCCTGACTCATTGGAGGGTCTTCTAAGGTCACTTTACGCTTGTCGGCATAGTAAGTAGACCCGTAGCCTATCGTGGCTACGTTAGCGGGGCAAAGGTAGGGCTTAGAACGAAAGCCCTCAAACCTTTTACATAGTTCTGCTGCCAGTTCTAAGTTCATAACCCACGCTTAGACAAAGTTCTATCAAGAAACCAATAGTTAATTGTTCCTGAGAGCAAAGCAGAAAAGTCTGGTGTCATCATTGTTTTGAAGACTTCAACAGCGGGAGCACCACCAAGCCATGCGTTATAGGCAAACCACACATGGATAAATGACCAAACAAACAAAACCCAATAGGTGACCACAGGACGCACAGAAGCTGAAAGTGAGGCTACCCATCCACCTGCCGCCTTAACCATCGTTGCTTGCTGTTCTATGGCTGATTGAAAGGCATTCATGACACCTACGTCAACAGCGGCTTCTCTTTGTGCGCCTATTTCTGCGAGTTTCTGTTGACCACGTTGAGTCTCCAGATCGCATTGGAACTTGAACATATTAAGTTCATGAGAACGCTCATTCTTCTTGTCCATCCATTTAAGAACTTCAGGGGCTAGTCGAAATACCCCGCCAAAGATAGAGCCTAGTATTCCACCAGATAGCATTTCAAACATAATCAGTCCTTTTTACAGTGTTTTTCTTCATCATGGGATAACTTTACACCTGCCAATAAGCCAATAAAGCCACCAATAATGGTCTGAAAAGCAGGGCTAAGTAGGGCGAAAATCTCGGAGTTATCAACCTCTTTTGCCCATAGACCAAGAATGAAAGCACCAACCATTCCTAGAATACAAATACACAATGTTGCGCTAACCATAAAGGTCACATAGAAAGTCAATCTGCCTCTTAAATCTTCCATTTAAAACTCCTAAGCGTATAAATCTAGTTTGTGATTAGTAAACATTTCTATCTCTAGCTGGTTAACTCTTGCCTTCTTGTTATACAGCTCTAATTCTAATTCTGCTATTGCCAGTTCAGTCTTGTGGGCTTTGAGTGCTTCTTTGTATTCGCTTTGAACCTTCTCAACTGCTTTATCAAAAGCGGCAGTCTGAATGTCGTGCCTTGCTTGAACCATCGGATACCACTTGCTTGGGATAATCACTTCTTTTCCCTTGCAATTGCATCTTGATGGCCTTGAATTATTTTGCTTCTAATTTCTGCCGAATCTGCTGTTCCCGCCCATGCTGATACATTGTTCCAAATAACCACCAAGTCCTGACTTTTGCAATGTGGCGCATTGTTTGTCAACCATATTGAAAGTTGTTGATGACGTTCTGATGGGTTGTGCCGAGACAATGCAATTGAATAAAACTCTCGAACACTACAAAGGTCTTGACCAGTAGAATGAAGTGAGAGAATTAAAACAAGTGCAATAAGCCATTTCACGGATACGCCCAAAGAATGATGTAACTACAAAAGACAACAAAGCAAGAGATGCAGACTGCCGCAACAAATGCTTCGGCAAAGTCTCTCATTGCTGTGGAGGGTTCATCATGGTACTTAACATACCACGAGTGTAATAAGATGGTTGAGGGCCAGGTGTCGTGCCTGTTAATAAGCCACTCATTGCACTTTCAGCAGACTGTCTACGCAACAATGCTTGTAACTTATCTGCACCAAAACCTGCAGCAGCAATTGGAATTGCTATTTCTGGCTTTGCAATTGAACCCGCAAAAGCTCCACCAGCCATGATTTGACTACGTTGCGGGTTGAACTTAGCCATTAGAGTCAACAATGGGTCTAATGAGCTACCTTTAACAACCGATTTGATGGCATTCTGTTCATCTTTGCTAAACAAACTCATTTTGCTTTTGTTGGCAGCAAGAGTAATAAATCCTTGACGAATTAACTCGCTTTCAGACGCAGTAGGATTTAATGCTTTAGTTTCTGCAATATCTAAAACATTTTGAAGTGTTGTTGCACGACTAAGATTTCTAAAGTCTTTACGAGCTTCCATGATTGTCTTAACAGCAACATCAATCCCACCCGCACCAGAAACAACATCTTTTGGAGACAACGATGCAACGTGGTCATCAATGCTGTCAACCATTTCACTTGCAAGTCTACGAATGTTCTTATCTGGATTGCTTTTTAGATTATTTGCCAATCTACGCATCTGTTCAATGTTGTCAAAAGTAATATTTCCACGCTGAAGTATGCTCTCATATTTATTCAGAATGTTTGCAACAGGTGCAGCATTTTCTGGAATGTAATCAACAGCATCTAAACGAGTTTTTATTTTGTCAACAAGGCTTGTGGCGTTTTGACCAGATATTTCAATCCCTTGATCGCTAACCTTTGTATAAGCACGACTTGCTTTTTGTTGAACATCAGCCATCGTAGTGGTTGGTTGTTTACCTGCGGCAATACGCCCCGCAACATCTCCCGTATATTTACCCACAGCACCAGAAACACCCAAAGCGGCAATTGTTGCGGCTAAGTCACTACCAGTTATTTCTTTTGTTATCTCTGCTACAGGTTGTGCAGCCATAGGAGCAACAGTAGCGGCAGGTAGTTGACGAGCCAAGTCAGCACCAAAAATTGTTTTAGGAGCAGTTGCCGCCATTCCACCCGCAGAAACTAAACCTTGCATACCAGCTTGTGCGGCTTTTTCAACACCAGTCTCAGGCTGTGGAACACCAAGTTGTGTCAAACCTTTGCTTTGCTCTTGAGACAAATAAGGCATTCTTTTTTCTGATCCAACAATGTTTGCACCGACATTAAATGCGCCACTCAAAAAATCTGCGGCAATGTTTGCAGGAGCAGAAACACCAGTAACGACAGCACGAGTAGCTAAGCCTAGTTGTCTACTTAACAATTGACCCAAACTTTGATCTTTGGGAGCTTCAGCGGTAGTCACAGGTTGAGCAATTGGTTGGGCTTCAGTCTCACCTAAACTGCCTTTAATCTTTGCTAAAGCAGCTTCGTTTGATAATCCATCAGGTAGCTCATAGGATGAGCCTTTATATTCATAAACAGTTGCCATGATGGTTGCCTTTAGTCTAATTTAATAGGGTTTTGTGCTGTACCAGTTGCATGGCCATAGTAAGGCTCTACACCTTGTGATTTCCTACGACTATCAATGCGTTTCTGAGCATTTTCACGAGCTTTATCAGTTGATTTAACAAAGTCTTCTAGAGCCTGTTTTGTCACTTTAGTATCATATTTTCCATAAGCCGCAATAAGCTCATTAGCAAAACGCAATACGTCCTTATCTGTTTGAACACCTTTAGCGGCATCAGTTTTTAAGTTAGTTGCAGATTGAACAGCACGTTCTAGCTCAGCAAATTTTTGACTTTCAGGACTTGAATTACCAGCGGCATTTTGTGCTTGGTAACGTAGATTATTTAAAGGGCCTAACTCCAAAGGTACTTTTTTAGTTTTTGGATCAGGCGTAAGAGCCGCTAAAGCGGGTTGTAATGCCTGTGAACGAGCTGTTAATGAGTCTACCAACTCAAGTTCTTTATCTTCTTCTTTCTGTAAACCAGGAGCAAGAACTTTAGGGCCTTTAAGTGATTGAGCAAATTCTGCTAAATCTCTCTTAGCTTGTATTTGCATTTGAGCAATTTGTAAGCGTGTTGCACCAGATTCACGAGCCGCATCAATTCTTGCATCAGCCGCAACTTTAGCCGCATCAATTCTTGCTTGATTAGATAATTGTGCCGCTTCAGCTCTTGCTGTATTAGCGGAAGCTCGATCAGAAGAAGCCTGTAAAGCCGCTAAAACTTTATCTGCTGAACCATACTTTGTAACAATAGCTAAAACATCTTCTTGTGTAGCATTTGTTGGTAATTTAGACAATTCATCACGAAGTTGTTTTTCTTGTTCAATGCCAAATTGCGTTTTAGCTACTGTTGCTAGAGATGCTTGTTCTGCGGCTTTTCTTTGTTGAGTTTGAGCCATTTCCCCTTGCGCTTGACGAGCATATTGAGCCAATGCAAATGCACCTTGTTGATCGCCCATTTGTGACAACATCTTGATGCCTTGCACCATAGATTCAGGATTAGATTGATCTATCTGTTGAAAGATAGAGTTTCTAGCACTAATTAGCTTTAATTGTGGGTCTTCTACACCAAGAGCATTAGCAAAAGCACCACCAAGACCTTTAGCACCCGCATAGGTCATTGCCGCACCCGCTTGACCAGGTGTTAGTTGAGCAAGGTCAATACCTTCTTGTAAGGCACTTCTACGCTGTTGCTCACCATACATTTGTGGAGTCATGCCAAACAGACCCGCTACGATATTAGTTTCTGCCATGATGATTCCTTTTAAAAGCCTAGCGAACCATAATATTCGCCTGTCAATGGGTTCACGCCTGTACCAAATGTTCCATTGGTAAACCCACTTGTTGTTGGTGTTAATGCACCTGTCAAAGCCTGACCTAGCAAGGGATTAGAGGCCGCACCATATAAAGCTGAAGCGTATGGGTTTCTAGTGGCATCTGCACTAGTTGCCAAGTTAACACTTTGTCTTGCACCCTCTAAACCAAGTTGACCAACTCTTGCACCCGCAGTAGATGCTGTTTGACCAAGAGAAGCACCTAATTGGAAGGGTTGTTGACCCGCAGTCTCTAAGGCTTGCATCTGACCAAATGCCGCATTGTAAGGAGCATAAGACTGTTGCAAACCTGTGTAGTAGTTGCCAAGAGTCTGTGCGCCTGTGCCATACAATCCCGCACCAAAGCCAATCCTTTGCTGATCCAAAGCCTGTTGTTTAGCAAGAGTATCCATGCCAAACTGCTGACCCGCCATGCCAAGTTGTTGACCAGTACCAAACAGACCCGCACCAAACTGAACTTGTTGTTGACCATATAAAGGAGCATTTGCCGCCAATTGAGCCTCTTGAGTAGCACGAGCATTATACAAAGCCTGTAGTTCAGGAGTAGTAGCACCCAAAGCACCACCTTGAGCTACAGAAAGACCACCTCGACCTTGTTGCTGTAGTTTGTTTTGCAGATTAGCTAACTCTAACTCTCTGCCTGGTTGCAACAAAGCCATCTGCTGATTGAGATAGTTCTGAGCAACCTCTTCAGGAGATTGAGCAATGTACTTTTCACCAAGAGTTTGTAGTGCTCTACTGCCAGCAGATTGAGTTAAATAATCTGTAGCAATTTGACCTAAACGAGCATCAGTAGGTTGATTCAAAGCACGTTGACCCAAATCAAACATCATATTTGCACCAGTTTTTAAGGGTGCATATACAGCGGGAGCAAGTTCTACTTGTTGAAGACCTAAATTAGCTTGTGTGCGGAAGAAGTCTTGTGCATATTTAGCTTCAGGGCTTAATGTATACCCTGCGCTTGTTATTTGACCTGTTACTGGATCAGTCTTAAATTCAGAAGTACCGAATCTAGTTGTCATGCCAACTGGCTTAAATGCCGCAGATGCTTTAGCCGCAGCAGTCTCAGTGTCAATCATTGCCCTTGCTTTATCAGCCGCTTCTTTAGAAGTCTGTTGTTGGAGAAGACCTGCCGCAGTTTGAGCACCAGTTGTAAGCAAGCTAGCATATTGAGCCGCAGTTAAACCTAACTTTGCCGCATCAGCAATCTGTGTAGCAGTAAGTGCTGTTGCCGCAGTAGTAGCCGCATTACCTGTCAAAAGACCAGTAGCCGCAGTAGCACCCGCAGTAGCAGTAGCTATATCAGCCGCTGTGTATCCTGCCGCTGCTAATTGAGTAGATGTAAAGCCTAAACCAGCCGCTTCTGTAGCAGTTAAACCAAGACCTGCCGCCTCTGTAGCCGTAAGAGCCGATGCTCCTGAGCCAAATATTCCTGACAAAGATTCAGGGCCAGCAATGCCTAATACTGCACCCGCAACGATTGCGGCTTTAACTAAGTCTTTTTTCAGAGTGCTAGAAGATGCACCCTCTGTGTAAAAGATAGGCTTGCCAGAGTCTGTGAACTGAACACCAAAACCAGTATTGCCACCACCTTCGTATGTACCAGACCAAAGATTACCTTTAGTTCTCTCACCATAACCAGATACAAGTTTTTCGCCAGTTTCTTTATTGATAATGCCAGTAGCACCTCTACCAACTTGAGAAATATCTGTAATACCACTCTTAGCAAGTTCATCAGCCATGTAACGAGCCGCTTGGTCAGGCTTTACATCGCCTTTCCAAGTAGCAGTAGTGTTCTGGGCTAATATCTGTTTAGCTAACTTATTTACATTGTCAGCCGTATAGGTAAAAGAGCTTATGTGTTCAACAACTTTGTCTTTGCTGATTCCATAGGTTGCTGCCGCAGTAATAATATCTTTGATAGACGCTTTAGGATCAAGATAGCTAAGGTCTCGTAACGCTTGCTTCATCTCAGCATCTGTGTATGTCTTTTTTACGCCAACAGTTTCCATTGCTTGTGACATTGCTTGACGGGTAGTTGCTGGGTCTGTTTGCGCTTGAACACTAGAAGTCTGTCCTACTTGACCAGTAAGATTTGATTGTCCTGATAGGATGCCAGTTTGAGTTGTCAGAGGAGTTTGAATTGTTGCTGGAAGTTCAGCTTGTACTGTTTTACCACTAAGCAAGCCAGTTTTTTTATTAGCGGCAATCTGAGCATCACTGAAAAGTTTTAAAGCCAAAGCACCAGTTTTAGGCATCATTCCACTTGTAACAGCACCAGTAAGCCCTCTAGCAACATCTTGTGCATTTAACTTCTTCCACTCTGCTTCCCATAAAGTATCTGCTGTTGCTTTTTGAGCTGGTGTTGCAAAGTTGTTATACCAAGTGCTTCCATAGCTATTAGGATCATGCCATTTTTGCTCACCCAAATATCTTAGAGTTGTTATATTGGTAGGATCAAAGCCAGGTGCAGTCCAAAGTAATTCAATTTGTTGTCCAGTTTTAGGATCAGTAATTTTTTGTGATGGGCCTGTATATCCCGTTGAATCTGCGGCTCTAAAACTTCCTACTGGCGCACCACCATAATTAGTTTCGTAATCAATGGTTTCTGGCAAAGCACTAACATTTAGTGATTGATATGCTCTGTCAATTTGGGCTGGTGTAATGCCATAAGTCTGCATGGCATAGGCAGCCAAATCATACGCTGACGTATTTGGACGAGCCGATAACTCAGCCACTAATGCCGCATTGATTTGTTCTTGCGTATATGCCATGATATTTTCCTTTATGCGTTACGAGCTTCTTCAGCCGCTTGATAAGTTGCTACTACCTCTGCTGTCCAAACAGTATTGCAGATTGCAACTACATTTGTAGGGACTCCAGTTAGGTCTTGCGATGGAGTTAAACTTGAACGATGGTAGGTTTGACTCAGCTGAATACCATCTTCCATAATGCGAGTAGCCTGACGATACATAACAGTTCCATTTTCGGTTACTGTAATTTGGTCAACGACTGTTTGTTTTGTTAAAGACATTTTGATTTCCTTTTAAGTTAAGTGTCCATCCACGCTATTCTGGCGGGGATAATTAGTTTGAGGTTTGGTAACAAAAATTAAGTATTATTGATGAAGTATTTGAAAAAGCAGTATCACTTAATTGTGTAGGTGCTGAATTACTTGCAATGCTTACAAACCTTGGATTACCTCCGCTACCACCCCAAAGCGCAAGAGTTCCTGTGTAAGTTATGTTTTCAATATTACCAGCGGCCATACTAAAATTACCAGTTTCTCCACTTGAAGAAACAGCAAAAGGAAGTCCTGTAATCTTAACTGTTGAACCAGTGCTTGAACCTTTATTAGATAAAAATAGCCCTCCAAATACCCAAACAGTTTTACCAATTTTTACATATCTTCCACCTGTAGCCGCATTGTATGTAACTCCAACACTTGCACCATTAAACTCTATAGTTGGAGTCCAACTTCCTTCTTCATAGTCATCTAGCGTATTAGCGTCTGATGATGCTGATTGAGTTGCGGGGAATGCAATACCAACGCCACTTGCAGATGTTGTGCCGCCTTTTAAAATTAAAGCGGCATTTGTATTTACCCTCATCGACTCAGTAAAAGTAATGTTATTACCTGCTGTGCCAGATACTGCTTGTTGCCAAATAAAAGTTCCATCACCAGCTAAGTAAAATCTTGATGCTTCTGCTGTAGCTATATATTTATTATTTGTCCCGTCAAAATAAAGATTATTGCCAATCAGCGCATTGTTAAATCCATCGTTGTAAAGAGCCATCCGTGTACCAAACTGAAGAACTTTTGCACTGCTAGTCCAAGCACTTGGAGTGGAATTTCCAATAGCAACAACACCTGTGTTGTAGTAAATATCAGAACCAGTAGTTGTCCATTGGCTTGAGCCACTTACTGTTGCCCACGAACTATTTGTTCCATCAGTAGTCAAATACTTGCCTGAATTACTTGTTTGACTAGGTGCTAAAGCATTAAATGCTGCAGTAGCAGTAGTTTGTCCTGAACCACCATTAGCGATAGGCAAAGTACCAGTAACACCTGTGCTTAAAGGTAATCCTGTGGCATTAGTTAGAGTCGCACTTGCAGGAGTTCCCAAGACGGGAGCAACAAGAGTTAACGCTGTGCCGTTAGTTGTAGCACCTGTAATACCAGCAAATGCACCTGCATTGTTATATTGAACTTGAGTTGTAGAACCACCAGGAGTTGTGCTACCACCAGAAGATGCGATAGTAATTCCACCTGCGCTATTGGTAATCGTGACATTTGAGCCAGCAGTTAAAGTAGCTTTGGTTAATGTGTTACCTGTAGAGTTACCGATCAACAATTGCCCATCTGTATAAGAAGTCTGACCTGTTCCACCATTAGCAACAGGGAGTGTTCCTGTTACGCCAGTAGACAAAGGCAAACCAGTTGCGTTAGTCAATGTGGCACTTGTTGGTGTTCCTAAGATAGGTGTAACCAAAGTGGGTGAAGTAGCAAATACGTTAGCACCACTTCCTGTCTCATCTGTCAATGCTGCCGCCAAGTTTGCGCTACTAGGAGTTGCTAAAAAGGTAGCCACACCAGTTCCCAATCCTGATACACCTGTACTGATAGGCAAGCCAGTAGCATTGGTTAAAGTGCCGCTTGTGGGTGTTCCAAGAATGGGAGTAACTAGGGTAGGGGATGTGGCAAAGACCAATGAGCCAGAACCTGTTTCATCCGTAATTGCAGATGCTAAATTGGCACTAGAAGGTGTTGCCAAAAGAGTTGCAACGCCAGTTCCTAAACCACTCACGCCCGTTGAGATTGGCAGACCTGTAGCGTTTGTTAAAGTTGCGCTAGTAGGTGTACCAAGGATAGGAGTCACCAATGTAGGCGATGTTGCAAATACTGCCGATCCTGTACCTGTTTCGTCTGTCAAAGCAGAAAGCAAGTTTGCAGAAGAGGGCGTAGCCAAGAATGTCGCAATACCAGTACCAAGACCTGAAACACCTGTGGAGATCGGCAGACCTGTAAGATTTGTAGCTACACCAGAAGTAGGAGTTCCCAATGCGGGAGTCACTAGTGTTGGCGAGTTTGACAACACTACATTGCCTGTACCTGTTGAGCTAGTTACACCAGTACCACCTTGAGCAACTGTTAAAGCTGTTGTAAGACCAGTAATAGAAGTAATGTCAGAGTTTGCACCACTAGCGGCTGCACTTAAATTAGTTCTTGCATTAGCGGCTGTAGAAGCACC